GTTACATACAATATTAATGCCGTAGACGCACCCAGTTTCCAAGCATTAGTTGCCAGAGATCCAGAATTTATATACAGTGTAACAAGAGCAGGACAACGTAGGTTGCCAGGAGCAAGATAATGAGTTTACAAACAATTATAGATAACACCAGCACACTAAACATTAATAAACGTAAAGGTATAGGCCAAACAGTTAGTCGTAGTGGGCATATAAAGACAAGTGTGCAACAGGGCAGTTTATATAGATTTACATTAACTGTGGCTGATGGTTTAACATACAGCACAAACAGAGGTTTATTAGAAGATCTAGACACACTGGATAGAAACGTAGAATCAAACGTTGATATAGGTAGCACAAATACGAATTTAAGTTATCTAACAGCATATCAGGGCGATGCCAATGTTACACAATTAAATGCATTAGCACTGAACAGCACCAGTGGTGCTAATATATATGTTGATACTACAAGTGTTGTGGGGACACCTACAACCCTGTTTAAAAAGGGAGACTATATACAGCCTTTAGGTAACACTAGCACATACAGATACCCTTACCAAGTAACCAGTGACGTAGCATTTAGTGTGGGTAATGTAACAGTGCCTGTGCATAGACCCATATTAAGTCAAGATGGTGTTGCACTAAACACAGGAGGATTTAGAATTGGTAATAACGTAAGGTTTCATGTTAAGGCATTAATTATGCCAACATATACTGTTGTTCCCTATGACAGAATAAGTTTTGATGATGATTTTGAATTAATTGAGGTTCTTACATAATGCCAACTACTATTACACCAGTTCAAAATGACAATATAAGTCATGCATTGTTTATAGATGTCCAAGTTGGCGGTAATGTATTTTATATGAGTAATGCATACAAGCCCATTACAATAGATGGTAATGTATATAACGAACTTGGAACTTTTATTGCAGTAGATGACTTCAGTGACGATCTAAGAACTACTGAGGGTGATGTCAGTATAAGTTTAAGTGGTATACCCAGTAAGCAAGATTATTTAAGTTTAATGTTAGCAGAACCCATTAAGGGCGGTAATGTTACAATACGCAGAGGTTTTTTTAGTTTGTCAACCAATGAAATTATACCTGGACAAGTATACACAAGATACAAAGGTGTTATTACTAATTTTAGTTTACAGGATGATGCAAACAGATTACAGGATACCGAAACAGTCACAATAAGCATAATGACCAGCAGTATTAATACAGTGCTTAAAAATAAAATAAAAGGACAAAGAACTAACCCAGAAGAACGCAAACGTCTTTATGCAGGTGATTTAGTGTTTAACAAAATACCAGATTTATACAACACAGCATTTGACTTTGGTAGAGAATACAAAGCAGGCGGTGGCTATGGCGGAGGCACCGGAGGCGGTGGCGGTGGCGGCAGAGGCCCTGGTGATGACAGACGAAGAAGAGTGCAGGAAAGATAATGATTATAAGAACACCTACATTTCAAGATTATGACAGAATAATGGAATTGCTAATAGACATGGCTAATTTTAATGAATTAACAGAATTGCAAAATCCAGAATACAATGACAAATACATACGCAATTTATTGTGTAATTGTCAAAAGGCAGGTGTTGTATTAGTAGCAGAAGACAATAACAAGATTGAGGGCGTAATAATAGGTGCAATAATGCCAAACATTTGGTTAAACAATGTCAATTGGTTGCGTGAAATAGCATTTTGGGTAACATCAACAGGATTTAAGCATAATGCAGGTGTCAAACTTATAAATGCATTTAAACAACGTGCATTGTATTTGTTAGACAATGGCATAATAGACAATTTTGTAATAACAAGTTTGGAAAAACTACCAGTAGATTATGAAAAATACGGGTTTAACAAACTGGAAACAAATTATTCATGGAGTAAATAATGGCATCAGCAGTAGTGGCAGTATTTAATTTTGTAAGAACAGCATTATTAGTTGCAGGTGGTGGTGCTTTGGGTAGCACATTAGCAGGAACTTATGCGGCCACAGTTATAGCAGGTGTTGTTACCGCTGGTTTGGCTGTGGGAACAGCAAGAGCATTTGGAAGTATGTTAAAACCAGACATACCAGGCATAGGACCTGATGCCGGAACAAGAATACAGTTAGCACCAGACACAGGTAACAGAATACAAGTTATATATGGTGATGTTTTAACATCAGGACCCATATGTGATGCCGCTATCAGTAATGAAAACAAAACAATGCACTTCTTTTTAGTGTTAGGTGAAAAAACAGACTCAGGAACATTCAGTTTAGGTGCACAGGGCATACGTTTTGGTGATAAAAAACTTAATTTTGGTAGTGGTGCTAGTGCTCACATAGTTCAAAGTGTTTATGATGCAAACGGCACAACAGAAAACAACTGGAACGGTAAAATACGTGTTAGAATATATGCTGGCGGCACAGCAAGTTCAAATCAGATATTTCCCAGTGGTGTAACTCCAGTAGCGGCAACCACAATGATGCCTCACTGGACATCAACAACAACATACAAAGCAACAGATTTAGTTTTTGCAATGGTGGAAATAGATTATGATGCAGAACAGGGTTTAACAAATATGGATGCTATGACATTCAATATTAAAAACAGTTTAGATAGCCCAGGCAATGTAATGATAGATTATATGACTAACGATAGATACGGTGCAGGTATACCCACTAGTTTAATTGATGTAGACAGTTTTGAGGGTGCTGGTAACAGCAGTGTGGGAGGTTATGCAGACGAATTTGTTACATATACACAATATCCCAGTGGTAATTCAACTGTTCAACGTTATCAGATTAACGGAACATTAAGCACAGCAACAGATGTTGCTACTAACATGGATAAACTAATGATGGCGTGTGGTAGTTATTTGTTATTTGACGGCAAACAGGGTAAATACAAAGGCATACCTAACAAAATATATCCAGACCAAGCAAACTGTTTTGTGGCTAATGATGATAATATTATCAGTAGTTTAAAAGTTCAAAACACCGATTTATATCAAATGTATAATCAAGTAGAAGTAGAATATTATGACAAAACACGTAGGGATCAACGTAACAGTATACTGTTGGAAACACCTGCCGCAAATCGTAATTCAGGAGAGCCTGATAACAAACTCAGTTACAGCATAGACATGATTAACAATAAAGTTCATGCTGAAATATTAGCAAATATAGATTTAAATCAAACACGTTTAGACAAAGTTGTTCAATTTACAGGCGATCACAGTTTTATACAAGTGGATGTGGGCGATGTTATTAAACTAACAAACAGTATGTATGGTTTTACAAATAAATTGTTTAGAGTTATGCGTATTAAAGAAGTAGAAGCAGATGATGGTAGTTTAACTTGTGAAATAATTGCACTTGAATATAGTGACAGTGTTTACACAGGCTTAGTAACACAGGAAGATCCGCCTTTTGCTAACATAGGCTTACCCAGAATACCCTTTATTACAGGCATACCTATACCAGGTGCATTTAACGGCACATATGGTAATTTAAGTTTAGACGCTAATACATTTGGAAATGTTATACCCAATCAGACAATGCAGATATTTGGTGCTGGTGCTCAATTAGAGAACGCAGGTTTAAGTAATACTACTATGAGCAATTCAACAACCTATAGTGATCTTATAACACCAGAAGTGTATGACATATCAGGTGTAGATATAGGTGATTATACATTTAGTGGTGTTGGTAATTTGGGTGGTGTATTACCAGTAGGTGGTTATGACACAGCATTCCGTAATAATGTGACTATACAATTTGCTAATGCTACACATAGCAGTAATCAAAATATTGGTGGAGGAGGTGTATCCTTTACAAACATAGATGGAGCACCACCACAGTTAACAGATACTAAAAAAGTATCATTAGATCCAACAAGTTATAGTCTGCCTGCTGATATGAAACCCATTACAGCAACAGCAAGATTACAAGGATACAGCACATTGGATGATGACACAGCAAATGGTTATCCTAGAGCAATAGGAAACATGGCATACGAAATGAAACGTATCACAAAGGGTGAGAAATAATGTATAGAATTGTTTATAAAACAGACACAGGTAAAATAGAAACCTGTAGACGTATGAGTGATGCAATATTGGCATTACAACTACAACAAGCACCTAATCTAGCAAGTATAAATGGATATGTAGAAAACACAATGGATTATAAAATTAATTTAGAAACATTGGAAGTAGAATCCCAAACAAATCCGTTTACTACATTTGATATAAACAAATGGATGAGACAACGCAGAAATAATTTATTAAAAGAATCAGATTGGACACAAGGTGAGGATTCACCTTTAACAGCAGAAAAGAAAGCAGAATGGGCCACATATAGACAGGCATTACGTGATGTGCCTGCTAATAATAGTAGTGCAATAAACAGAGAAGATGTTGTATGGCCTACACCTCCAGGAGCATAAATGAGCAACCCTATTTATGGATTCTTTAAAAATAATGTTTATAGAAACTTTTTAGCAAAGTTAAATCCTACTCCTGATTATGATGTAACTTTAACCTTAAGTAATACAACAACACATACTGATACAATTACTTGCACAATAGATAGCAATTTATGGGCAAATCAAACAGTCTATATGGATGTGACAGGCGGTGGAACCAGTGATGCTAATTTTACAGATGATAATAGCAGAACCGCAGGCCAAGTTGATGG